GTGGCTGCAATTGGTGGTGGGTTTGTTAAGTATGGCGAGATCAGTACAAGATTAAGTCAAATAGAAGCTGCACAAGGCGAAACAATTGATGTATCAGGCATTGTTGCTAACGCTGAAGACATTGCAGTACTACAAGAAAAAGTAGAAAATGTTGAAGGTAAGTCAGTAGATTTATCAGGCATTGAAAGTAATCTAAAGAAGATAGGTAAAAACAAAGACGCAATTGCTGAAGTAGAAAAGAAAGCAAGTGTTAATGAAAAAACTTTACAACTATTTAAATTAGAGATTGAAGAAATTAAAATTAAAAGTAAAAACCCATTGGGTGGATAATGGCAGATTTACAGAAACTAGCAACCGATTTACAAGTACTTAAAAACGAAGTAGAGCAGGTTGCTAGCGTAAATACAAAACTTGATAGTGCTATAGATAAACTAACAGACATATCTGGTAGTATCAAATCTATGCTAGCAGTACACGAAGAAAAACTATCAAAACAAGAAGAAATAGATAAAGCAATATTCAACCTGATAGAGAATCGTAGGGTTGAATTTGATACGAATTATAAAGAATTACACGCTAGAATCAACAAGATTCACAAGGAATTGACAGATGAAATAGAGATGTCAGAAAAGCGTTTAATGTGTGAAATTAAGACTTTAAACTCAAATTTAGACGGTAGGATCGGCGTATTTGAGAAATACAGATGGATCATCATAGGGGCCGCAATCGTACTAGGGTTGTCTATGCCTCAAATTTTAAGTATAATAAAAGTAATCAACTAGCTTGACAAATAAGTATATATAGTATATACTTGTTATTATGAGTGGTTACATTGATCTAAATTATATCAGTAAGATACAGCCTAGACTACAACAATTTAAGAAAAAAAGAGATTATCTTTTTAACTTTAGATGTCCAGTCTGTGGTGATTCTAAAAAGTCTAAAACAAAAGCAAGAGCATATCTGTATAGAGTAAAAAATGATATGTTTTTCAAATGCCATAATTGTAGTGCTTCACACAATTTGGCAAATCTTATAAAACTTGTTGATCGTCCTTTATACGACCAATATATTTTAGAAAGATACAAAGGCAGTAAACCTGCTAGTGAAGAAAGTTTGTTTGAAAGATTTAAAACAGACACCAAAACAAAATTAAAATCTACACCCCTACAAGGTCTTAAGCCTTTTAGTAATTTAAATGATGAGCATCCTGCAAAGCAATATCTTCTCAACCGAAAGTTGCCTACGGATTACTTTGATAGATTATATTATTGCGACAAGTTCCAAACCTATGTAAATCGCATACGTCCTGGGACATTTGAAAGTCTAAATAAAAAGTACGAACATCCTAGATTAATTATACCTTTCTATGATGTTGATAATCAAGTCTTTGCTATACAAGGGCGTGCATTTGGTAAAGAACAACCAAAATACCTAACAATAAAACTACAGGAGAACAAACAAAAGATATTCGGACTAGAAAGAATTAATCTACACAAAAGATTATACATTGTTGAAGGTCCTTTAGATAGTTTGTTCCTTGATAATTGTTTAGCGGCTGGTGGTGCTGATTTACAACTACCTGTTGATAAGAAAGATGTTGTTTTTATATTTGATAATGAGCCTCGTAATAAAGAAATAATAGATAGAATGTATAAGATGATAGAAAAGGATTATATGATAGTAATATGGCCAGAAGGGCAAATAGAAAAAGATATAAACGAAATGATAATTAACGGCAAGACAAAAGACCAAGTACAAAAAATTATATCCGATAATACCTATTCAGGTTTATCAGCAATTACACAAATCAATTCATACAAACGTTGTTAAGGGGGAAAAATGGTAACAGGAAACGAGTCTATTAATGTCAAAAAACGAAACGGCAGAGGAACAGAACCTCTTAACATTGACAAGATACATGAAATGGTTGAATATGCTTGTGAAGATATAACAGGAGTATCTGCTTCACAGGTAGAAATGAGAAGTGGTTTACAATTTTATGATGGCATATCCACAGAGGAAATACAAGAGATTTTAATTAAGTCAACTGCTGACCTAGTAGATTTAAATAATCCTAATTACACATACGTAGCATCCAGATTGCTATTGTATAGTTTAAGAAAACAAGTTATAAGAAAATTATGGGATCACCCACACTTTTACGAACATGTAAAAAAGGTCGTTGATTTAGAATTATACGACAAAGAAATATTATCACACTATCAAAGAAAAGATTTTGATAGAATGGAGAACTGGCTCAATCACAATAGAGATTATGACTTTACCTATGCAGGTTTAAGACAAGTCATTGACAAATATCTTGTACAAGATAGAAGTACAAACGTGGTATATGAAACACCACAATTCATGTACATGATGATTGCGGCTACACTATTTGCAAAATATCCAAAAGAAAGGAGAATGTCATATGTTAAAAAATATTATGACGCTATATCAACCTTTAAGATTAACATTCCGACGCCTGTTATGGCTGGCGTCCGTACCCCTCTTAAGCAGTATGCTTCTTGTGTCCTTGTTGACATTGACGATACTCTACCCTCTATCTTTAGTAGTGACATGGCTGTTGGGCGTTATGTTGCCCAAAGGGCTGGGATCGGAATTAACGCAGGAAGAATCCGAGGTATCAACTCACGTATTAGAGGCGGTGAGGTACAACATACGGGTGTTATACCTTTTCTCAAAAAATTTGAGGCTACTGTTAAGTGCTGTACTCAAAACGGAGTTAGAGGCGGATCAGCAACAGTACATTTCCCAATTTGGCACCAAGAAATAGAAGACATCATTGTTCTTAAAAACAATAAAGGTAGTGAAGATAATAGAGTTAGAAAATTAGATTACTCAATACAATTATCAAAACTATTCTATGAAAGATTTATTAACAATGAAGATATAACTTTGTTCTCACCACATGAAGTACCAGAGTTATATGACGCTTGGGGTTCAGATGAATTTGATGATCTTTACGAAAAAGCAGAAAGAAAATTATCTGTAAAGAAAACAAAGATCAACGCACAAGAATTATTTTTTGACATCTTAAAAGAAAGAGCAGAAACAGGTCGTATCTATATAATGAATATTGACCATTGTAATACTCACTCATCTTTTAAAGATAGAGTTACAATGAGTAACCTATGTCAGGAAATAACTTTACCAACCACTCCAATACAACACATTGATGGAGAAGGTGAAATTGCTTTATGTATTTTATCTGCCATCAATGTGGGTAAAATAAACAAACGTGATGAACTAGAACCTTTATGTGATTTAGCAGTAAGAGCTTTAGATGAAATAATAGATCATCAAAAGTATCCTATTGACGCTGCTGAAAAATCTACAAAGGCACGTAGAAGTTTAGGTATTGGTTATATTGGTCTTGCTCACTACCTTGCAAAGAAAGGTTATAAGTATGATCAGAAACTTGCATGGCGACAAGTAGATAAACTAACAGAAGCATTTCAATTTTATCTATTAAGTGCTAGTAATACACTTGCAAAAGAAAAAGGTCCTTGTTCAGCATTTAAATCTACAAAATATTCAGATGGTATTTTACCTATTGATACATACAAAAAAGATGTTGATGAGTTAGTTAATAAAAGAGAACTAACTTATGATTGGGAATGGTTAAGAAAAGAAATTAAAGAACATGGTTTAAGACATAGTACATTGTCAGCACAAATGCCTAGTGAATCTTCTAGTGTAGTTTCAAATGCGACAAATGGTATTGAACCACCTAGAGATTATTTGTCTGTTAAAAAGTCTAAAAAAGGCCCATTAAAACAGATAGTACCAGAGTATAATAAATTAAAAAACTTTTATACACTACTTTGGGACATGAAAGGGAATGAAGGATATATAAATATCGTTGCAGTAATGCAAAAATATTTTGATCAGGCAATAAGTGGTAACTGGTCATACAATCCTGAAAATTATACTGATGGTCAAGTACCAGTATCAGTAATGGCACAAGATTTATTGACGACATATAAACTAGGTTGGAAGACTTCTTATTATCAAAACACATATGATAGTAAGAAAGACGAAGACGAACCTACTCATCCGATTGGGTTCCATGATAATGTACCTGAAACAAAAAAAGAAGAGGAAGATCCAGAAAACTGTGATTCTTGTACAATTTAATGAAAACGGTATTTAATAAAAACAAAAATTTAGACGCTACGAAACAACCATTGTTTTTTGGTGAAGACCTTGCAGTACAAAGATATGATACATTTAAGTATCCTATATTTGATAGATTGGCTCAACAACAACTAGGTTTCTTCTGGCGACCTGAAGAAGTATCTTTACAAAAAGATAGAAACGATTACGCTCAATTATCAGAGTCACAAAAGTTTATCTTTACATCTAATCTAAAATATCAGACTATGTTAGATTCTGTACAAGGTAGAGGTCCATGTTTAGCATTTCTACCATTTGTAACTAATCCTGAATTAGAGGGTGCTATAGTTGCATGGGACTTTATGGAAACAATTCATAGTAGAAGTTACACATACATTATCAAAAATTTATATGCTGATCCTAGTGAAGTATTTGATACTATTATTGAAGATAAGAAGATAGAAGAAAGATCAAAAGCAGTAACAGAAGCATACGATAAACTAATTAGATTAGGTTACAAATGGCATAACGATCCTAAATCAGTTGATATATACGAACTAAAGAAAGCATTATGGCTTGCGTTAGTAACCGTAAACGTATTAGAAGGTTTAAGATTCTATGTATCATTTGCTTGTTCATTTGCATTTGGTGAATTAAAACTTATGGAAGGTTCTGCTAAAATATTATCGTTGATTGCTAGAGATGAGTCACAACACCTTGCAATGTCACAACAAATTATCAAAGCATATCTTACAAAAGAGAATGATAAGGTAATGAATAAGGTTATTAAAGATACTAATAAAGAAGTATATAAAATCTATGATGACGCAGTACAACAAGAAAAAGATTGGGCAAGTTATCTATTTTCTAAAGGTTCAATGATCGGCCTTTCAGAAAAACTATTACATCAATATGTTGAATATACAGCAAATAGAAGAATGAGAGTAATTGGTTTAGAACAAAAGTATGAACAATCATCTGCTAACAATCCATTACCATGGACTCAACATTGGTTTAATAGTCGTTCTTTACAAAATGCACCACAAGAAACTGAAATAGAAAGTTATGTTATTGGTGGTGTTAAACAAGACGTTAAAAAAGATCAATTTAAAACTTTCAAACTATAATGGCTGAAGACGAAAACGATAACAAAGTACAAATAAGTTGCAACAATTGTGATGTAGCATATTGGGTTAAATGGTCAGACGAAGACGCTGAACCTACTACTTGTCCTTTCTGTGGTGCTGACACTTCTATAGAAGAAGAGGATGCAATATTTGAAGATGAAGAAGAACAAGACGATTGGAATTGATTATAGTTTAAGCAGTCCTGCTATATGTGTATGTAGAGGTAAGTTTAAATTTGAAAATTGTAAGATTTACTTTCTTACAAATGTTAAAAAATATGAAGGCAAATTTTATAATGGACAGATAGATGGCAGATTACATTTACCCTATACCTCCGAGCAACAACGACACGACCAGATTTCCGAGTGGGCGCTTTCTGTTATTGGTACTGCTATTGGTAATATTTTTATAGAAGGATACTCGTTTGGATCAAAAGGACTTGTATTCAACCTAGCAGAGAATATGGGTACTCTCAAACATAAACTATATGTACTCAATAAAAGATTTCAATCTATAGTACCAGGTCAGATAAAAAAGAATGCTACTGGCAAAGGTAATGCAGACAAGCTAAAGATGTATGAGCAGTTTGTAAAAGATACAAAGATAGATTTAGTAAAGGAGTTTGATCAAACCAAACTCAATAATCCAGTAACCGACATTGTAGATTCATATTATATCGCAAAATATGGTGCGAATCTGTAGATGTTCTTGTTTTGTTCTCATAATTATTCCTAAAAACCTAGTAAAATCAACGTTTTTAACGCTTGACTTTTTTGTAATTTTATGTTAGATTATGTGTATATGAACAACAAAAAGGACAACACAATGAAAATCACAAACACAAAAAACGTACAAGTAGAGATATTACCATCTTATACGCCAAAGTATGCTGAAAAACATACTATCAAATCGCATAACAAAAACAGATATTTTGTCGGTGGTCAAAAACCAAGAACTAGAATATCAAATGTTTATCACAATGCATATGCAAATTACAAAACTAAAGATGTTGAAAATCACATCACAAATTATAGAAAAGTTGAAAAAGAGGCTGCCTAGTGAAAGAGATTTACAAAACATTTAACATAGTATATAAAAGAGAGTATTTTTCAGATGAAGATACTGAATGGTTTTGGATTGG